GCAACAAATAACGATTGGGTAGCGAACCTTAATTTCACCGAGGACGGTGGTACCCAGGACCCTCGGATCGGCTCCGGTCGGGTCACTATTTCCGGCGTACTTAGCGCGGTGTCGGTCCACTCTGACGACACCTTCGACGCTGGCGCTGTCAACATCGCCTACTTCTAACATGCGCGTCCTTTCCCGCAACGAGCCGCTGCCGCTCCAGAACAACACCTTCCGCGAGAAGCCGGGCATCGGCATCGTCTTCCGTGGCGGCCACGTGCACCAGCCGCTCAACGGGCAGTGGTTCGGCCCGAAGTGGCCGACTCGCGTTCTGCACTTCTACTGCCCGTGGCGCATCCTGCCGTTCATCAACTGGCGCATCGGCCGCACTGTCGGCTACGTCGGGTTCAAGGCATACGGCGTAGACGTACCCAAATACCTCAACTGGATTCCCTCGGAGCATGTGTTCGAGGGTTCCGTCGCGCTGAGCATCTCGGCGCGACTTGACGCGGACGATCATTAACATGCCGGCCGTCGGCTCCACCTACCTGCAGATCGTGAACTTCGCCCTGCGCCGCCTGCGGCGCGCGACGATGACCGACTTCTCCGCGCCCACCGACTACCAGCAGTACATCATGGATCTGGTGAACACGGTGAAGAAGGAGGTCGAGGACGCGTGGACGTGGCAGGCGCTGCGCGACACCTATCAGGTGACGACCACGGTCGCGACCGCGAGCTACGCCTTCACCGGCGCCGGCGCGAACGCCGTCATCCTGTCCGGCCGCAACGCGACCTACAACAACCGCATCACGCGGGGCACGAACGAGGCGTTCGACGACTTCTACCTGAGCGGCGTGTCGCAGGTCTCCGGGGCCGTCGAGAAGTACATCCCGAACGGCGTGGACGCGAGCTACGACCTGAAGATCGACGTCATGCCGGTCCCGGGCAGCACCACGCAGATCCTGAACTTCAACCTCTACGTGCCCCAGGCGGACCTGTCGGCGACCACCGACAAGCCGAAGGCCCCGGCGTGGCTGATCGTCGAGGGCACGCTCGCCTACGCGCTCCAGGAGCGCGCCGACGAGGCCGCCGACAAGCAGATGGCGCGGTTCATGAAGCAGCTCGCCGACGCCGTCGCGTACGACGCGAACGGCATGGCCGAGGACATGGACTGGGTACCGGTGTAACGTGGCGCAGAAGCCCCTCAACATCCCGGGCCCCGGCACTGGCGGCCTGAACACGACCGAGAGCGTCCCGGCGACCGAGGACCTTCTGACGTTCGCCGCCGTTGCGTCGAACGCCGTCCTCGGCAAGACCGGGAAGCTGGAGGCGCGCGAGGACTTCGTGAACCAGACGAGCGGCTACTCGTCGGGCGCGCTGCAGGCCGTGCATATCCACACGAGCCTCTCGAACGTGCAGACCTTCATCAGCGCCGCCGTCGGCAAGATGTTCACCGGGAAGTCGACGCTGACCTCCGTGCTCGACCTGACCGCCGGGCGGCAGATGATCGACGTCGGCGGCGCGAAGACCGGCGCCACCGCGACCGGGCTCGCGAACGACGCGACGACCTACGGCATGCTCGTGAGCGTGGACGGGGCGGCCAACACGCAGGTCACGGTGACCGGCTCGGCCGCGCAGACCTACACCACGCTGCTCGCCGAGATCAACGCGGACCTGACCGGGGCGACGGCCTCGCTCGTCGCCGGGAACATCGAGGTCAAGTCGAACTCCGCCGGCGGCTCGATTAGTATCACGAACAGCGCCGGGACGGCATCCGTCGCACTGTGCACGACGCTCACCAACTTCCGCGCGCTCATCAGCGCGGAGGCTGGCAGCACGACGCTCAACAATTGGCAGTGGGCGAGCCTGAACGGCCACTTGTACGCCGCGCAGGCGGGGCGCCGGCTGCGCCGCTGGGCGGACAGCAGCTTCACGACCGAACTGGCCGTTACGTACCCGACCAGCAACTACATGACGCACCCCAACTGCCTGATGGCGGCGTGGGGGCGGCTGTGGACGGCCGACGATAGCACCAACACGCAGCAAGGCCGCATCGGCTGGTCGGACCTCCTGACCGCGAACTTCACCGGCGGCGACAGCGGCACGATCGATCTGTCGAACGTGTGGCCGGACGGCGCGGACCGCGTCATGGCCCTCGCGCAGTTCTCCGGGCGCCTTGTGATCTTCGGCCGCACGTCGATCGTGATGTACCAGATGCCGTCGGATCTGGACCCGACCAACATGTCGCTGCTGGAGCCGATCCGCGGCGTCGGGTGCGTCGCGCGCGACGGCGTCGTCAGCACCGGCAACGATCTGCTGTTCCTGTCAGACCAAGGCGTGATGTCGCTCCAGCGCCTGACGACGATCGCGTCGCTGCCAGTGCTGTCGAACCTAACGAAGAACGTGCAGGACGACATCACGACCGACATCGCCGCCGAGACGGCCACCGCGATCCGCGCCGGGTACTACCCGCAGCGCGGCTGGTACCTGATCTCGTTCCCGACGCAGAACAAGACCTACTGTCTGGACATGCTGCGCCGGCTGGCCGACAACATCACCCCGCGCGTCACCACGTGGACGAACGCGGGCATGCCGTTCCGCTCGTTCGTGATGGACAACACCGGCGCGCTGTACACCGGCGGAACGAGCGGGATCTACAAGTACTCCGGGTACACGAGCGACGGCGCGTCGCAGGCGTACTCGTTTAGCTTCTTCACGCCGTGGCTGAACTTCGGCGACGAGTCGATCCTCAAGCTGCTGAAGTGGGTCGAGCTGTCGATCAAGGCCGGCTCCGGCAAGACGTTCACACTCAGCTGGCGCGTCAACTACATCGGCGGCACCACGCACACGCAGACCGCGACGTGCACGGCCGCGGAGTTCGCGGAGGATCCGGGCCTCGGGCGCGTGCTGGTGGACATCGCGAAGGAAGCCGAGGGCGTGACGTTCCAGTTCGGCGTCACGCACACGATCAGCGGCAAGACTATTGAACTACATACAATGCGCGCTCTCGCCAGCGCAGGGAAGGTGGTATAATGCCCGTCGTCTTCAGCAGCAACGGCCTAGCGCAGTACGGCCCCGGGAGCACCTACGGACCGATCACCGGGTACGTTGGTCCGGGGTGGTACAACGTCACCGACAACTACACGCAGGGTGAGTTCGGCAACGAATACGCCGGCACGGACTTCTCCCTCGTTGGGCTGTACACGCCGCCCGCGGCGCCCGCGGCGCCCGCTGCGGCGGCTACGCCGACCGCCGGCACCGGGAGTGGGGGTACGGCTCCCGTAGTGTCCGCCACCGGCGCTACGGGTAAGGCGAGTACGCGCAAATACGGAGAGGCGGGACCGTTTGGCGACTACGGCTACCGGTTCTCGCAAGATGACGTCACCGCGCTCGGCCTGTACGACCCGAACCAGACGCGCACGGAGAGCGACGGATACAGCTACGCGGCTCCCGGGCTGATTCCCGGCGCGGCGGATAACCTCTACTACGAGCCGACGACCAACTCGTACTACTCCGCCATCGACTACGGCGCAGCCGATCGCATCGCCGGCGGGCAGCCGGTGTTCTATAACGCTCCGGAGACCGGCTCGTTCATGGCTAGCCCCGGCGAGGGCGGGCGCGTCGAGTGGACGCCGTTCTCGCAGGAGGTCACCGGCCAAGACGAGTTCGGCAACACCACGAACAACCCGCAGGGCAACGTCTGGGGCACGCGCGACCAAGTGCTGGAGAAGATGCTCGCCAACACCGGCGTGGCCCCGGAGCAGTTCAAGGCGGTCCTCGCGCAGCGCGGCGTCGACCCATACTCGGTGCTCAACGCCGGCGTCGCGCCGCAGTACACCATCGGCAAGTGGGCGGAGTTCCGCGACACGCCGGGCGGCGCCAGCGTCAACGCGCGGAACCCGTACGGCCCGATGATGGCCATGCTGCAGAGTGCCGGGATCGACTGGCGCAACGACCCGCAGCTGTCGGCCATGTTCGCCGCCGGGCAGGAGGCTGCCGGCAAGCAGGCCGACGCGCAGCAATCCCAGCAGCAGAAGTACGGCGGCAACTTCCTGATGAATGTCGCGCTGCCGGGTCTGATGACGTTCGCGCCGGCGCTCGGCGCGGGCCTCGGCAACCTCGGCAGCATGGCCGCGGGGCAGTTCGCAGCCGGCGCCGTCGCGCCGCTCGCCGCGAACGTCGCCGCGCAGGCCCCGCTGATGGCGCTCGGCTCGCGCGCACTCGGCATCATCGACCCGCAGCTGGCGCAGGTCGCCGGGCTCGCGAACTTCGCCGGCGGGATGCTCGGCCTCGGCGGCGGGGCGGCGCCCTACGGCATGCCGTCCGGCGCCGACTGGTCGCTGATCGAGGGCGGGGCGGGCACGAACTTCGTCGACACGAACTTCGCGAACACGTTCGCCCCGCCGACGATGCCGGCCGCCGGCCTGCCGATGCCGACCGTAGACGAGCTGGTACAGTTTGGCGGCGAGGACGCGCTAAGTCAGTACGTCTTGGGCGACGATGCGGCTCGTCAGGCTCTGATCGAGCAAGTGCAGGCGAGCCCGGAGTTCTTGGCCTCTATTGGCCCGGCCGCGGCGAGCGGTATTGGCGCTCCGTCCGCTCCCGGCACCGAAGCCCCGACCGCTCCCGGCACCGAAGCCCCGACCGCTCCCGGCACCGAAGCACCGACTGGCCCGCAGCAGCAACAGCCGGGCGCGCTCGACAAGCTACTCCGCAACCCGCAGCAGCTGTTCTCCGTCGCGCGGGCCGTCTTCGCGCTCACGAGCGCCGACGACCACGGGAGCAGCGCCCCGCCGCGCCGCGCCGGGCAGTCGGACTCGGCCTACCAAGAGGAATACGCGAACTGGGCCGTCGACTACCTCGGCCTCGACGCGGAGACGATGGCGAAGGCCGGTCTCGAAGCCGGGTCGCCGGAGTACATGCAGTACATCCTTAACCAAGCGAACTCGATCATCGAGCAAATCTTCTCGCGCGCCCCCGAGGCGCTGCGCGGAGGCGAGTCGGTGGAGGATCTGCAGTCGGCGCTGGGCGACATGACCAAGCGCGAGATGTCGCAGCTGTCGCGCGCACTGTACGTGCGCGGCGCGCTGGGCCAACTCATGGGCGCTGGCGACTACGCCGACCCGTTCACCGGCCTCACCGAGTCGACGGTCGGCGGTATGCTCTCGCCCTCCACGGCCGCGTACCAGCGCGGCATCGCCCGCTCCGCGGACGAGCTGGCGGGGCTCCGCGGCGGAGAGGCGCGCAGCTACCTCGACATGCTGCTCGGCCGCCGGGCGGACCTGTTCGGGCTGAACGCGATGGGCCGCGCCAACCAGCTCCGCGCGCAGCTCGTCGCCGCGCAGCTGGAGAACGAGAACCTCAGCGACGAAGAGCGCCGGCGCCTGCTCTCCATGTTGGGCGGCGCGGGCGGCGCGGCGGACTGGGCCGGCGTCCTGAACACGGCCGATGACCGATTCGTCAACCAACTGCAGGGCGATCAAGGCGCCCTCGACCTGTACAACGCAATCTTCGGAGGGCAGTAATCATGGCGTCTTGGGCGGATCTGATTGGGCCGGCGGTGCAGACCGCCGGAGGCTGGTACGCGAGCCAGCAGGCGAAAGATGACGAGAACAAGCGCGCGGCGGAAGCGCGCGGCGACGCGGGCTACACCGGCGCGTCCGGGCTGCAGTCGCAGTTCATGTCGCAGGCCGCGGGCAACCCGGACCAGATGGCCGCGCAGCGCTTCAACGCGCAGCAGGGCATCGTCGCGCCGGCGTACGCGAAGTCCGAGTCCGACCTGATGCGCTCGCTCTTCCAGAAGGGCATGCTCGGCCTCGGCACCAGCGCCGGCGCCGGCGTCGACCCGATCACCGGACAGCCGCAGACCTGGACCGTCGCGCCCGGGCAGCAGACCAATCCGTTGATGGCCGCGTACCAAGCCGCCAAGCTGGGGCAGCAGGGCAAGGACGCCTACGCCGCTATGCGCGAGGGGCAGGAGTTCCAGCGCAACCAGATGTCGAACGCGGCGACCGCCGCCGACATGCGGGCGAAGGCTCTCGCGACGGCGCGCGCCGCGCAGCCGCAGATCAGCAAGGCGTCCGGCATGGGCGACCTGTTCAAGGGCCTCGGCGGCATGCTGACGAACCCGGCCGTCACCAAGGCGATCGGCGGCCTGTTCTCGGGCGACATGTTCGGCGGCGCCGGCGCGGAGTACGGCATGCCGAGCGCGGACCAGTGGTCGCTCGTCGAGGGCGGCATGGCGCCGGTATCCGGCGGGTTCTCCTCGATGTTCGAGCCGGTCCAGATCAGCGGCGACCTGTTCGGCGGCTGGGACGGCGGCTTCGGCGACAGCTTCGGGGGCTGGGACGGCGGCTGGTCGACGGGCGATAGCTGGTCGTTCTAATCAAGGACACACACATGGCGCAAGGCATGCTCGGCCTCTTCGGGAACGTCCGTTCCCCGGAGGAGGAAGACGACAAGCAGCGCGAGTTCGCGCTCCGGTACTCGGGGCTCACGACCCCGCTGCAGCAGAACCTCTACGAGATCGCGCGCGGCGGCCAGAACATGGTCGAGGGAGCGCGCGGCCTCGTGGGCGGCGGGCTGTCCATGGCGACCGGGAAGGACGTCGACCTGCGTACGCCCGGGGCGCAGCGCGCGGCCAAACTGGCGGCGGTGCAGGAGGCGATGAAGGGCCTCAACCTCGACCCGAACGACCCGGCGGCGCTCGACAAGTACTACCCGGCGCTGATCCGCGCGCTCGGCGAGCAGGGTCTCACGGCGGAAGCGGCCGAGGTCGTGCAAGAGTACCAGAAGATGAAGTCGCAGGCGGCGAAGGACGCGCTCGCGTCGAAGCGCGAGGAGCGCATGACGCGCGAGGGGCAGGCCAAGCTGGACCTCTCCCGGCAGCGCATCGAGCTGGACGCGCAGAAGGCGCAGATGGTCGGCCCGAAGGCGGTGCAGATCGTCAAGCAGATCGAGCAGTACCAGCAGCGTCTCGCACAGAACCCGGACGACACGCTCGCGTCCGACGCGATCCAGAACCTCAAGCTGGCCCTCGAACAGGAGCTGGCCGGCAAGGGCTTCAAGTTGGAGAAGCTGAACGACCGCTACGTCGTCGTCAACACGAGCACCGGCGACGTGCGCGAGGGTGGGCCGATGGGCGAGAAGCCGGCCACGGAGGAGGCCCGCCTCAAGCGGGAAGCCGCGAAGGCCGCAGTCAGCACGGCGCTGTCCGGCACGATGGCCGCGCTGCAGGCGCGGTACGAGGATGCCGCGCGGCTGTACGCGGCCCCGGGCCTCAACTGGATCACGGGCCGGTTCGGCCCCGCGCTGGAGCTGGACCGTCGCAGCCCGGCGGCGGAAGCCGCGCTCCCGGGCTCCGGGCGCAACGCGCTCGCGCTCCACGACCAAGTGGCCGGCGGCGCGTTTCTGGCCGGTTTGCAGCAGCTGAAAGACGCCTCCAAGAACGGCGCCTCTGGCCTCGGCCAAGTGACGGAGGTCGAGGGCGCGAAGGTGCAGGCGTCGATGGCCGCGCTGCGCCTGTCGCAGGACCTCGCGTCGTACCGCAAGAACCTCGCGATCTACATCAAGCGCATCGAGGAACTCGCGCAGCGCCTCAACGAGCGCGCCGCGGCCGAAGGGCTACCCGCGCGGCCGTTCACCGCGCAGCCGCTCCCGACGGCCGCGGGCATCTACGCCCCTGCGAAGAAGCCCGCGCCGGCGGCGCCCGCCGCGGCCCCGAAAGCGCCCGCCGCTACCGGCGGCCGGCCCTCCCTTGAGGACATCTTCAAGTAGACCACATGACCTACGCGACCAAGATCGTCGAAGCCAAGAACGCCGGGTACACGGACGACGAGATCCTCGCGCACCTCGCGATGGTCGACGCGCGCGTGAAGCAGGCGCGGGACGCCGGGCACACCGCGGAGCAGATCCTCGGGTTCCTCGCGGCCATGCCGGAGCGGCAGCCGGCGCCGACGGCCGCGGACGTCCAAGACGTTCCGCGCGCCGGCCTGAACACGCGCGACCGCGAGGTCGCCGAGGCGATGGCGTTCGACCCGGCGAACAAGGCGTACAACCGGGAGACGGAGGCGGTCTTCGCCGACCGCAACGCTGCCGAGCTGGACGCAAGCCTCCGGAACGCCCGCGACCCGGCCATCCGCGCCACGCTCGAAGCGGAGCGCAACCGCATGCCGGCGCGGTCGACGCAGGCGGACGTGCGGCGCGCGGAGCCGGCGGAGGCGGACGTCGCGGCTGCGATGCCGGAACCCGCCCCGCGCCGTACGCTCGACGACATGCAGGCCGAGCGCGAGGGCATGGAGAAGCAGGACGAGGTCCTGAAGCGCCGCGAGCGCGAGCTGGACGCGGTCATCCGCCGCGGGACCATGCCGAACGCGAGCGCCGCGTCGCGGCAAGCGAAAGCGGTGGCCGAAGAGGAACGGGCGCGCGTGCAGGCCGCGCGGCAGGAACTGCAGGCGGCCATCGACCAGACCGGCGTCGGGACGTTCGGCCGCAACGTCGGCGCGACGGCCGGCGGGATCGCCGGCGGCTTGCTCGGCACGCCCGGCGGGCTGCCCGGCATCATCGGCGGGGGCATGGCGGGGGCGGCCATCGGCAGTGCCGGCGGCAGCGCATACGACCTGTCCCGCGCGGCGCGCAACGCCGTCGAGGTGACGCCGGAAGAGGCGCGCGACATGATCGTGAAGGGCGCGCTCGTGGACGCCGCGTTCGACGGCGCCGGCTCGCTGATCTTCTTCGGGGGCGGCCACGCTGTCAAGCTGCTGTCGAAAGACCCGAAGGTGATGGGCGCGCTGCGGCGCTTGATTCTGGAGCGGTCCACCGCGTCGCGGGCGGCTACCGCTCGCGCGACGGGCGACGAGGCTGCCGCCAGCATCATGGACGAGGCCAGCACCATCCCGATCCAGCGCTCGGCGCGCACCGTCCAAGCGTCCACGGACCAAGAGAAGGCGGTGCAGGAACTCGTGAAGCGCACCGGTGGGGAGATCCCGACCGAGGGCCAGATCACCGGCACGGCCGGGCGCATGGAGACGGCGGCCCGCGCGATGCAGCCGGAGAAGTTCGAGCCCGCGCGGCAGGCGCTGGAAGACGCGGCGCGCCAGATGCACCGCGAGACGGTCAACCCGCTGGACCAGCCGACCTCCAAGCAGTTCGGCGTCGCCGTCGACGACCTCCTGAAACGCGTCGAGACGACCGTGAAGAAGCGGACGGAGCCGGTGTTCACTGCCGCCCGGAACGCCAACGTGGAGGTGGACGCCCGGCCGGTCGCCAAGATCATGGAGGACCTGCTGGCCCGGGACGCGCAGTCGACGGGCCTGCTGAAGGGGTCCGAGAAGGCGTTCCTCGAAGGCGAGGTGCGGAAGCTGCACACGCGGATGATGGAAGACCTGATCACGGCCGGGCAGCGCGTCGCGACGTCCGGGCCGGCCTCGCCCGCGTTCGCGCAGCTGATGCAGAGCGCGACCCCGGACCAGTACGGGAACATGATCCAAGAGCTGCTGGTCCGCAACGCGCAGCTGCACGGGCAGCTGATCACGCCCGGGGAGCGCGCCGTCCTCGCCGGCCACTTGAAGCGAATCGCAAACCGCGAATACACCTACTCGGCCGAAGGGGCGATCGACACCCTCAGCTCGCTCAAGCGCCGCGCGCGGGAGATGACGCAGGAGGGCGCCCCGAGCGAGGAGTTCTCCAAACGGCTGGGGCAGATCGTCGGCGCGCTGGACTCGAACTACGACGCCGCGGCGCGCGGCAGCGGAAACGCGGGCCTCGCCAATGCGCTGCGCGCCGCGCGCGACGACTACCGCGGCATGATGGGCACCGTCTTCGATGACGAAATGAGCCGCGCCATGCGCGCCCGGCCCGAAGAGGTCGGCAAACTAATCTGGGCCCGGGGCCACGTGTCTGGCCCGGAGCAGTTGCAGGCAGCGATGCAGCTCGCGAAGAAAGAGGGCCTGATGAAGGACGCGGACATCGCCAAGATGAACGCCGACGTGCTGCGCGGCTTCCTGCAGGGCGCCGCGCCCGACGTCTCCGCCGCAGCGAAGTGGACGGAGACGCTGGCCAAGGACCCGGCGAAGCGCGAGTCGTTCGAGCTGCTCACGCGGCAGACCGGCACGAAGCAGATCGCCGAGGCGATGCGCGTGCTGGAGCAGGCGGCGAAGATTTCCCAGCGCGGGCTGCCGCAAGAAGTCGGTCTCGGCCAAGCGGCCGGTATCGTCTCCCGCGCGCACGCGGGCACGCTCGGTATGGGCTACACGACCGGCGTGCTGAACGTCCCGCTGCTCGCCGTCGGCATGATCGTGCAGCCGCTCACGAGCGCCTACGCGACGGCGATCACCCAAGGCAACAAGGGCATCTATCGCGACCTGCTCCTGCTCACCAAGGGCGTGGGCAACCTGAGCGCGGCCGCGCGCGGCCCGATCCGCGCAGCGTACGGGCGCGTAGCCAAGTGGGCCGCCGAGAACAACATCGAACTGTTTGAAGCCACCCCCAGCATCTCCGCAGAGGAAGGACAGTAATGGACGACACCAAAGTCACCGGGGCGGGCAGCCCCGACTTCGCCCCGCGCTCGCAGCTGGCGCCGTGGCATCAGGACCCGCGCGCGATGTTCCGCACGGTCGCCGGCCTCGCCGGCGCGCCGGGCATGGCGCAGGCCGGGATGGGCATGCTGGGCGGCGCGGCGCGCGCCGTGGACCCTGCCGAGAAGATGTTCCAGAGCGGCATGCCGCAGCAGGCCGCCGGCATGCTGGCCTCGCGGATGGGCCAAGCGGGCGGCATCGACCCGCAGCTGCTCCGCATGCTCGGCTACGCGATCCCGGCCGCCGGCGCTGGCTACGGTGCGTACAAGCTGTACGACGCCGTGAAAGGTCTGGCCGACCGCATGGACCCGGAGAAGCGCAGCGAGGGTCCCGGCATGCTGCAGATGGCCGGCATGAGCGACTGGGTGAAGCCGAAGCCGCGTCCGAGCGGCGCGGGCGAGCGGCGCGACAAGAAGCTTCGGGATGCCGAAGATGAAGCCACGAAGCAGGGGTAAAACAGTGGCACGCAGCAGCCCTCACGCAGAGCGCCTCGCGGCGATCGAAGCCACGTTCGCCGCGCACACCGCGCATGACGCGCGCGAGTTCGCAACCATCGCCACGACCATGGCGGCGCAGACGCAGGCGCTGGCCGAGATCAACCACAAGCTGGACAAGCAGAAGGGGTTCATCGGCGGCGTCGTGTTCATCGTGTCGGCCGTGTGGGCCGTCGCGGTCTTCGTCGTCAAGATGAAGTTCGGCGGGTAGCCGCCATGTTCGAGCGTCTGATCGACCTGCTGATCCAGCTGTGGGATCGAGCGGCGCCGGCGTTCATCGTCAGCGCGTACCAGACGGCCGGCGTGATGCGCTTCGGGCGCTACCACCGCACGTGCCCGCCCGGCTTCCACTGGAAGATCCCGTTCGTCGAGGAGGCGATGGAGGTCATCACCACGCAGACGACCATCCGGCTTCCGGCGCAGACCGTGACGACGTCGGACGGAAAGCCGATCGTCGCGAGCGCGATGGTGAAGTACAGCGTCGTCGACGTGAAGCCCTACGTCACGGAGATCACCGACCAGCACGACGTGCTGGCGGACGTCTCCTGCGGCGCGATCCGGACAGCGGTCCGGGAGATGTCCACCGACCAGCTGTTCGCCGAGCCGCCGGAGCGGCGCGTGCTCGAACTCGTGCGTCGGCAGGTCAAAGAGTACGGGTTCAAGGTTCACACCGTCACCTTCATTGACCTCGCGGCGGTGAAGACCATCCGGCTGATCGCCGGGAACGTTCCACTCTCGCTCGACAACTAGGAGTAGTCAGAAATGACCAAGATGCTGTTGGCCGCGCTCGCGGCAGTCTCCATCCTCTTCACCCAGCCCATCGGGGCTGAGGTGGCCGTCAACCCGGTCCGCGAGGCTGCGGCGGCCACGGTGCCGATGGAGGTCCTCGGGACGAGCACCCGGTACTGCTCCGCCGTCGTCATCGCGCCCGAGCGCGTCCTGACTGCGGCCCACTGCCTGCCGTCCGAGATCGCGCAGCCGTCCGTGCGGCGCGACGACAAGCAGTACCCGGTCGCGGGGTGGACTGTGCGGCCCGCCGACAAGGACCTCGCAGAGATGATCGTGCCGGGTCTGGACTGCCCGTGCGTGCCGGTCAAGCCCGGCGTGGCAAAGGGCGACGCGGTCATGGTCCTCGGCTACCCCGACGGCGGTGACCTCGTCATCACCGAAGGCGTCGTCGTCAGCGTGGCCCGTGTCATTTGCTACAGCGCGTACGACTGCCGCACGCAGGCCATCACCACCGCGCGCATCCGCCCGGGCAACAGCGGCGGCGCCGTCGTCGTCATCCGGGACAGCCGCGCATACCTCGTCGCCATCTTGGTCGGCGGGACCGAGGGTCTGTCGAGCATAGAGCTACTGTGAAACTGAGCGAACACTTCACGCTCGCCGAGCTGACGTTCAGCGAGTACGCGGCGCGCAATGGGCTCAACAACACCCCGATGCCGCGCGTCGCCGAGAACCTGCAGTTCCTAGCGGAGCGGCTGGAGGAGGTCCGTGCGCGGCTGGGCGTCCCGATGCGCATCACGAGCGGCTTTCGCAGCGAAGCGGTCAACGCTGGCGTTGGTGGGAGCCTCACTTCTCAGCACCGCTATGGTCTTGCTGCTGATTTTGTGGCTCCTGAATTCGGAGACCCTTACGAGGTGGCGAAAGCAATTGAGGAGAGCGGGATCGCGTTCGACCAGCTGATCCACGAGTACGGGCAGTGGGTGCACATCAGCTTCGTGCGCCGCGAGCCTCGCCGGCAGGCGCTGTCGGTGTTCCGCGCCGGGCAGTACCTGCCGGGCATTGTGCGCAAACCATAGGAGAATAGCATGGCGTTCCCGCTTCTCGCCGTCATCTCGGCCGTCGTGCCGCTGATCGACAAACTGATCCCCGACCCGGAAGCCGCGGCCAAGGCGAAGCTGCAGGCGATGGAGCTAGCGCAGAAGGGCGAGCTGGCGGAGCTGGACGCGAACCTGCAGCTGGCGCTCGGCCAGCTGGGCGTGAACCGCGAGGAGGCGAGCGACCCGTCGCTGTTCAAGAGCGGCTGGCGGCCGGCCGTCGGCTGGCTGTGCGTCGCCGGGTTCGCATACATGTCGGTCGTCCGGCCCCTGCTTCCGTGGGTCGCGACCGTCGCAGGATTCAACGCTCCGCCGCTGCCCGCGGTGGACACCACCGAGATCATGGCCATCCTGTTCGGGATGCTCGGCCTCGGCGGCATGCGCTCGTTCGAGCGCGTGAAGGGCAAGGCGTAGTACAGCGCGCACGTTGCGCGCAGCGTCACGTAGCTAAAATCTAGAGCACGCAGCCCGGCGTCGTCTTCCCCGACGCGAACCGGGTATGGTGGTCGCCTAACGTTCACTCCAGCCGGCGCGTCCACAGCCGGCGTCGCGGTACTTGTCGACAAGTACCGCAACGTCGGACCGCGCCACCTCCTCTACCACGTACCCGTCCAGCGACGGGCGCTCCGGCAGCTCGGCGTCCGCGGGGTGTGTCGGTATGGTGAAGCTCGATGCTCTGCGCATGATCATAGAAGTCGGAAGTCGGCGACGAGCGCCCAGCGATACGGGAATCGCAGCATCACACCAGCATCCCCGTCGTCTCGGACTGGCAGCTCCCCTGCGAATAGGAAAGCTGGCAAGACCCGATACAGGGTACAGGGTCGGCCGGCCAGTCGATCCTAATGGTCACCCAGTGGATCGGGAACCGCAGCATCATTCGAGCCTCCTCTGCAGCGTACCGTCATCCCTCTCGACGATCAGCCGCTTGCGCTTCATCTTGTAGAGGGCATCCGCCCACGCGTTCTTCCGCGCCGGCAGGAATTCCTCGCACGCCTGCCTCCACTCCAGCTGCGTGATCGGGTCGTTGGTCGGCCGCAGTTCCTTCAGGCGGTTGTAGATCGTCGTCACGATCGACCCTTCCTTCAGCCCCGACTCGTCCACCGGCTTCGGCGCGCGCATCGGCTCCACAACGCAGGAGTGGACGATGTCGCCGTCGTCGTCCAGCCCCACCGGGACCGGCCTCAGCCGGAACCCAATCCTCTCCCCCAACTCGATGTCGCGCTGTTTCTCAGCCGCGATCAGCCCACCCTCGATCCGAATCTCCGTGTCGACCGCGCCCAACAGCGCGGTCGAGCCGCGCAGCGAGCCTGACTTGCCGGGGTGGTGGATCACCAGCACGCACGCGCCGGTGTGGGCGATCAGCGCCTGCACCCCCGCGTTGAACGCAGAAACGTCCTGCGCGCTGTTCTCGTCGCCCCCGCACAGGGCGTGGGCGAACGTGTCGATGATGACCAGGACAGGCTTCGCCGGCAGGGTGGCGAGGGCCGCCCCGAGGGCCTTGCGCCCCTCCCGGTCGCGCAGGTTGTACGGCGTGTCGTCGATGTACAGCGGCACCTCGGCGCGCCCGTAGCGCTCCTGCAGGGCCCGGGCCCGCGCCCGGAGCCCGCCCCCGCCCTCGTAGGCGAGGTACAGCACCGGCCCGCCGTGGACCTTCCGATCGTGCCACGAGCGCCCCGCGGCCACGTGGTAGCTCCAGTCCAGGGCTACAAAGGTGTTGTGCGTCAAGATGAAGCCCGTTGTGACGTAGAGATGGTCAGTAGACGCTACTGCGATACATTGCATCGGGACCGCGCGCCCGGTGCGCCGCACAGCTGCTACAGCGAGCGCGCTGCCCCGCCCGGAGGTAACCCGTGCAGCCTTGCGTGTCAATCGGAAAGCGGCTACTCCCGCAGGCAGAGAAAAGGCTACACCGTGGGAGGGCAGCCCAGTCGTCTGCTTCGTATAGATCGGATTGGCCACGCCCCCAAGAGAGCCGACTAATTCGCGCAGCTGTTCCGTGAGCTTGCGTGAGGAAGAAGAAAAGCGCGCGATACGCCCCCCTTGTGGCCAGCCGTCCGTATCCATTAAGCCTTGCAGCAGGAGTAGTCGTTCTGCGGGACTCGCGGTCATATACTCCGCCGGCACCTCTTTCTCCGGGCTTGTCCGGCCGGCGAGACCGAGTAGCCGCAGCGCGTTCCACACCTGGTTCGGCTGCCCGCGCGGAGAAGTGATCTGGTAGTCGTATCCGTTGTTGCCGGGTTTATTGTGCAGGCTGTGCCCCGCGGGCAGCCGTTGGCGGATCTCTGCGAGAATTTCAGCGTCCGAAGATGAGAAGCCGACGTAGTGTGTGATCCCACCGTCACCGAGCAGCGCACCGAGGAGATAGGGGTCTAGGGGCAATGGGTTCCCCGAGGGTGTGTAACTGATGGGGCGCACCAGGGGCACGTGCCATCGTGTCTTGTGGGGCTTTTCAGCTAGCGCTTCCGTTGTGATCGTCTGCGGCAGCGCCCCCGTCTTATATACGGTCCATAGGTGCTCGCCGCAGCAGCGCACTACTGCGCCGTTCTCGAACTCAACCTCCCACTCGTCTTTGTCGCCCTGCGGGTACACCGCGTCAACACGCACTGGCAACCCGGCGGAACCGACGACGTAATCCCCCGGCTTGATGCTGCCCATCGGCCGCCAGCCATCGGGGGTCAACACCGGCTCGTCGAGGGGCTGCGCCTTGCCCTGCCCGGGCGGCCCGTAGGCCACCGCGTAGCTGCCGCGCTGCAGCAGGCCCTTGATGGCGTACCCCGTCCCGACCCGCTGCTCCCCGGCCAGCTGGTCCAGCCGGCGAGGCCCGGCCCCAACGGGCGGCGCCAGCGGGGCTACGGCGGCCACTGGGGCGCTCGCCGGCGCCGGGGTGTCCTGGGCGTCGGCCGGGTCCGGGAAGTCGCTGTCGCGCGCCACAGCCTCGCCCGGCTCATTCTTGGCGTACTTGAACGCGTTGGCGACGACGCGCGCCAGTTCGCTCGGCTCCCACGGCGGCGAGCAGCGCCCGTTCCACTCGGCGAGCAGCGCCTCGACGGCCTGCGCCTCGGACAGCCCGAGGTCCCGCATCCGGGCCGCCACGCGGAACGTGGCCGCGTTGCCGCCCGCCCCCTCGACCGCCGGCTCCATGTTGCGCAGGGCCTTCACCGCGCGGTCGAAGTACGTCTCGGGGGCGTCCGGGACGTGTACGTTTTGGGCCGGCTTCTCGACACGTGGGGCAGCCGCGTTCACGCGATCGACAAGCCACTGCGGCGCCGGCGCGATCGGGAGATCGTGGAGCCACTCGTACTTGCCCACGTCAGTGACGCTCCCGGGCGCAACGACATATCCGCGGTCGCCGCGGATATCGAGCCCCGGCGCCAGCTTCCCTACGCTGTTGGCGACCTCTACGCCCGGCGGGAGCGCATAGTAGGAATGGGCGCTGCCGTTGCCGGACGGCGTCTTGGCGGTCAACGTCAGCGGCCAGCCGTACAGGTCCTCCAGCATCGCCCACGACTCGGCGCCGCCCTTGGCCGCGTCACGGTCAACGACCAACATTCCGCGGCAGTGCACGCCGAGGTTTGCGCCGCGAGGCGCCATGATCTCTACCTTCGATCGCAATTCGGTCGCGTCGGCGGTGGCCTTTTCGGGCCAGTCCCTCTCCAGTGGCGGGAACTTCGCTCCCTTCTGGATCAGGAACACATTGAGCCCGCGCTTGGTGAGGTCGTCGATCGCGTCGAGCGTCGGCCAACGCTCGCGCTCGCGCTCCGCCTTGATCTGCGCCGCGCGCTCCTCCGCGCTGAAGTCCTGCGGGGCCCCGTTATGCATCGCCACGCCGGCGAGCAGCCGCTGGCGCATCGCCTCTTGTTCGGGTGTCAGCTGCGGCATTGGAAGTCCTCCAAGTATGAAGCCGCGCGCCTAGCTATTTCGGGGCTATCGCGCAGATGACCTAAAGCCCAATTGCAGGAATTGCACAGAAGCCCGCGCACCTTCCCGGTGCCGTGGTCATGGTCAACAACGTGCTCCACGCCGTCATGGCCGAACATGGACGCGCAGATGGCACATTGACAGTCTTGTGCCGTCAGCATGCGGTCGATAGCACCGGAGGTAAGTCCATACGCACGCCGTAAATAGCTAGATCTAGCCCATCGGGCGGCGCGGTCTTTATTGGCTGCTCGGTACACCGCCTGTTTGGCCCGCAGCGCCGCTCGGCGGTCGGGATCGGCGTAGCGTGCGGCTCGTGCTTTCTTGTTTTTAATAGGCATGCATCCAACACAAGCCGCCGACTTCGTGTATCGTAGAACGCCACCGCACACAGCGCAGGGTTTGACTGCTGCGTAGTGCGTGTGCCCGGCACGCAGCGCCTCCTGTCTCTTGCCTCTACTCACACCCCATACCTCACAGTTACCTCCACATCGGCCCGCAGCGGGAAGTCCTTCGCCCACGCCGGCGGGGTGTTCATGCGCTCCTGCCACGCGGCGCGCGTCGCCTCGGCGCGCGCCTCGGGAACCTCACAGTACACGTCGTCGTGCGTGTGGATCACGACCGGGTCGCCCCGCTCCTCCGCCCACACCAGCATCCCGCGCAGGAAGTCCGCGCAGAACGCCTGCACCACGTTCTCCAGCAGCGACCCGCCGTACGTCCCGACGCGCGCCCACTTCGCGCAGTTCATCGGGTCGTCGATGATCCGCCCCTTCTGTCGGTCCTGCTGCGACGGCACCGTCATGTACGTCAGCTGCGGCCCGTACATCCCGTCGAGCAGCTTCGGGTAGGGGTAGCACATGACGCGCCCACCCGGCAGGCGGCACCACAGGAACGAGCCGGCCACCTTGAAGCGGACCTGCCGCCCCGGCGCGCCGGCGTAGAACGTCTCGCCCGGGTGCTTGCATGCGTCGATCGCCGCCCGCTGCAGGGCGTACCACGAGCGCACGGTCGCCGGGTGCTCGTTGCGCCACGCCTGCTTCCACCCGTCAACAATCGCTTCCGGCTCCTTCGCCCCGAAGGCGCGCGCCGCTCCGACGCCGCCCTGATACCCGAACGCCAGCTCCGGCACCTTGCCGGCCTTCTGGCGCTGCTCTTTCGTGATCTGGGCCACCGGCACGCCGAGGATCTTGCTGGCCGTGGTCTCGTACGCCCCCGGCCCCTCGCCGCGGTCCGCGCGCCGGAACATCTCCAGCTTCCACTCCTCGCCGGCGAACCACGCCACTCCGCGCCCCTCAATCGCGCTCCAATCGCCGCCGACCAGCACATGGCCCGGCGCGGGCACAAGCAGCGGGCGCAGGCACGTCGACAGCACGGAGAGCGGCGGGCCGTGGATCAGCTCCAGCGCGGCGACGTCGCCCTCCCGCACGCGCCGCAGCGCGTCCTCGACCACGTCCGCGCGCGGGACGTCCCGCACGAAGTTGTGGGGCTGCACCTTGCGCCCCGCCCATCGCCCGGTGCCCGCGCCGTTCATCTGGTAGAGGTTGGTCATCCGGTCGTCGGCCGTCGCGACCTCCAGCATTGTGTCCAGCTTCGCGAGCGAGGACTTCCCGGCCTCCTGTCGCAGGGTCAGCGCCTCGCGCACCGGGCCGTCTTGCAGGGTAGGGATCAGGTCGGCCAGCTCGCCCTTGGCGACGCTGTCGATCGGCACGCCCTGCTCCGTCACCCATTCCTTCAGCGCTGCGATGGCGCTGACCGTCTGCACGCGCCCGCCCGTCACCTCGCCTAGCCGGCGGTCGTAGGCTTCCTTCATCCGCCCGATCAGCCGCAGCCCGCCCTCCACCGTGGCCCGGTCGAAGCGCACGCCGCGCGCGTTGATGGCGTAGTCGGCGCGCCACACGCGGCTCTCCTCCGGCCCGATCGGCAGCAGGCGCGCGTGCATCGCGCGCTCCACCACCACGTCCTGCCGGCAGTACGCCGCCAGCCGCTCGATCTTCTCTGGCTGGTCCCACCACACGACCTCGCCGCCCTTGGTCGAGCGTGGGCGGGCCATGCGCAGCATCAGCGCGTGCCCTTCCTTGTCCTTGCGGTCCGTGACGCCGAGGGCCATCGCCGCGTCGTCGAGCCCCGCCGGGAGCCCCATCGCGAGGGCGGCGACCATCGTGCACTCGACCTGCTCCGGCGCGAGGCGCGGGAAGCCGAAGCGCGGCACGCAGACCTCGTTCCAGATAGCCAGCTCGAATGGCGCGTTGTGCGCGATGACGAGCCGGCCGGCGGCTACGTGCTCGGCGAGCGCGACGGGCAACGGCTGGTCCGGGTACCAGACCTCCACCGGCGCGTCGCCGATCGCCCACGCCATGCACCACGGGGCCGTCGACGGATGGCGCGCGTACTGGTGAAGACCGACTACGCGCAGGTCCAGCTCGCTGCGCGTCTCGAAATCGCAATGAGCAACTGCGACGGCTACCACGAGTGCGGGTACCTGTTGCTAATGGGGTCCATGTCTCGCTCCTGTAGCTGACTGCCCCCGCTTGCGCAGGGGCAGAAGGCTAGTACCCGATGTACGGCTTGATTACGGGTTCATCCCGGCGTCGGTCGCCGGAACGGTAGGGCGGGCGGCCGACCGGGTCTCGGCCGACTGCGACTGCCCCGACGTGCGGAGCAGCTCCAGCCCTTCCAAGTACACCGCCGCGACGAACTCCGTCGTGGCGCCCATCGAGTGCGCGATGCGCGCGGCGTCGATCAGCGCGAGGCCGAGCGCCCGCTTGTCGCACTGCTCGTCCAGGTACGCCGAGCCGAAGCCGACCGCGCCGCCCGGGAACGACACGCCGCCGTTCACCGCCACGCGGCAGGACGCCGTCGTGGTGGTGGCCGCGACCGCGACGCTACCCGGCTGGAGCCGCTCGTTGTGCGTGAACGTGATGGTCGTGCTGTTGCCGGAGCCGATCGCCGACTGCGACTGGCGCTGTCCCTGGCCCTGCGCTTGGCCCTGCTGCTGGCCCTGCGCTTGGCCCTGCCGGTTGCTGTTGACGTTCGTGTTGCTGTTGACGTTCGTGTTGGTGTTGCGGTTCTCGATCTCGTTGCGCACGGCGCCCGACTGAATCGTCGCGCTGCCGCCGGTCGCCGTCGCGGTGGCGTTGCCGCCGTTCGCAACCGGGGCGTTGGTCGTGCTGTAGTTGTTGGTCGTGCCGCAGCTGCCGTTGCCGTTGCAGACGGTGCCGCTATTCGTCTGCGTCGCGAGCGCCGCGGTGGCGGCGAGCGCGAGGATGGTGCCGAGAATGATGCGTTTCACAGTTCGCTCCTGAATTGAAGTAGACCCGGGGCCCTGTGCCCCGGGGTGCTGCTAGAGGCTTGTGCCCGGTCCGCGAAGGGCGTCCCCGATCGCGTCCAGAACCCACGTCGCGCCGTCCTCGAAGCCGAGGCGGTACCCGACGGAGTACCCGCCGTACGCGCCCCCGAGAACCGACAGGACGATGGTGGCGACGACGATAGCGTTCCGCATGGCTAGAACAGCGCCGCAGCGCCAGTCTTGGCCGCAGCGGGAGCCGCCTCGTCGGGGATCGCTTCGAAGTCGTCCGAGCGCGCCGGCAGTCCACCGCCGCCCAGGGGCTCGCCCTTGTCGCGGTAGGTGACGGCCACGAGACCGGCGTTCACACGCTTGCCGTGCTCGTTGTCCTGCGCCCAGATGTCCGTCACCACGTCGCCGTAGCACCCGGAGAAGATGATGCCCGCCGACTCCGTGATGCGCTGGCCGTTGGGCGTCCTGACTTCGGGCTCCCGGTCGCTCGACGCGTTGATGTACTTGTTGCCGGCGTAGCCCGGCTGGTTGCCCTTCTCCGCGCCGTCGTGCATCGGCAGCCTGTTGTTCGCCTTCAGCTGCGCGAGGATCTCGGTGGTGCGGCTCTGCCAGCGCTCTTCGGCCGCGGCGATGACGGCCCGGGCCAGCTCCGTCTTGGCGTCGGCCCACTTGTAGCCCTTCGCCTTGCCGGTCGGCGAGTCGGGGTGCGCGTCGCCGTAGAAGCCGAGCGTGCGCCCCTCTTCGATGATGCTGCTGACCGAGTACTTCGCCTTCTTGCCGCCCTTCGGGATCTCGGGCGTGAACAGGGTGCGCGTGTAGCTCAGACGCGCGTTCTTGAGGTAGAAGCGGTGTGCCATGTGCGGATATGCTCCTTGCGGTTAGTCGAACAGTTCGCCCGGCGCGGGTAGCGCCGGGAAGTCGTCGGCCGAAAGCAGCTTCACTTCCTGCCGTGCGTCGTCGGCGCGGACCAACGTCAGCCCGCTCGACTTCGATTCGGTATGCGGCGCTAGCGCGGCGGCGGCCGCCTCTTTCTGCGCTTTCTTCTGCCCGCGCGGCGCGTCCATACTGGCGAGCGCCTCCAGCTGCGCCGGCGAGCGCAGGACCTGCTCGTACGGGTCGATGCCTTGGCGCAGCGCCCACTCGGCCACCTTGGCCTCGTCGCCCTCGCGCCACTTGCGCGTCGCCCGTTTCGCCACCAGCTTCCAGCCGTCCTCGGCCGTGAGCCGACCGGCCGCCGCCTCCCGGTACGCCAGCTCCTGCAGCGCGCTAATCATGGCCTTGAGCTGGTCGACCATCGCGAGCCCCTGGAGCAGCTTCTCTTTGCTGAACCCGGCGACGGCGGTCGGCTCGACCTCCATCAGCGCGTTGGCCTTCGCCTGCAGCGCCGGGCACAGGGCCGCAGCCGGGCAGAAGGTTTTCTTGCACCACCAGCCCGGCACGAGCGGCGCGTCGGGCGCCTCAGCCGCGCGGATCGCCTCGACGAGGTCCGCGCCGAAGTCGAGCAGGTCGAACGCGTCGAACTCGAACGAGCGCGCCATGCTGTCGCTGCGCTCGAAGCGCGGCTGGACGACGCGCACCTCCACGCGCTTCGCCTTTACGCCGGTCTCCAGCAGCGCGCCGAGCGCGTACATCTTCAGCTGCTTGTTCTCGACCGCGTCGACGAACACCCCCGCGCCGAATTTCGCGTCGGTCACGCGCAGGTGCGCTGTGCTCGGGCGCCAGCGTACGCGGTCCGCCGTCCCGCCCAGCTTCGGGTGCACCTTCTGGAGCGCCGCGAGAAGCGGCATCTCCGTCCACGTCAGGTCGCCGTCCCGCTCGTCGTCGTGGCAGTCGTCGAGGTAGAACTCGATGGCCTCCACCATCTCCGGGTCGCACGTCACGACGAACCCGTTGATGATGGTCCGCGTGCCGAGCCAGTCGGCCGGGCGCGTCTTGCCGCTGCGGTCGTTCAGGCACTCCGCCGCAATGTGGTGCGCGTACGTGCCGTAAGCCGCCGCCGCGGTGCCCGTGGCCGGATACCCCTGGGCTTCCCGCACGCTCCCCGGGCAGTTTACCCAGCGCTCAGCCGCGCTGGCGCTGTACTTCGCATGTGCGCTCATTTCGCTTCCCCCGTCAACCGGAACCGTTCCAGCTCCCACGACATTGTGCCCGCCGCCTGCCGCAGCTGCCCGCCGTCCATCACCGCGCGCTGCATGCGGCGCACGCCGTAGCAGCCGCGGTGATGGACGTAACGCGTAACTGTGCCGGCGGCGAAGTCGAGCGACAGCAGGAACAGCTTGTCCGGATGCTTCACGGCTTGCGCCCCAGCAGCTCCAGCGCGCGCTGCTTCAGGTGCTTCGGCAAGAACTGCAGGGAGGACCGGATGAACTCCTCCAATTCCACCTCGCGCGCCGACGGCCCGGCCGGCGCGCCCGGATTGAAAGGCCACGTTCCCGTCACTACGTCCTCAGTAATGACGGTGCCATCGTCATCGACCAACACGCCCCACATGGCCTAGAACTCGGCCGAGTCGGGGTCGAGCGTGCCCGCCGCGACGCGGCCGCACTTCTCGACGAACATCGGCAGCTGCTCCGGCTTCAGCGCGCCGAGGCGGTCGACGCCGAAGCGCTTGAGGATCGACATGGCCTTATGGTGCCCGGCCTTGTCGTACGCCGCGGACAGCGCCGTCTTGGCGTCGTCGACCGTTACCTTGGCCACGGTAGGCGCCGGGGCGGGCGCGGCCTCGACGACGGGCGCCGGGGCGGGCGCGGCCTCGACGACGGGCGCCGGGGCGGGCGCGGCGTCCTTGCGCGGGCGGCCGACCGGCCGGCGCGCTGCCGGCGCCTCGGCGGACGGCGCGATCTCGACGGGCTCCGCGGTGGTGGTCACGGCGCCCAGCTTGCGCAGGGCGTCGGCCGCCGCCTCGATGGTGGGGAACTCGATGCTGATTCTGATCATAGATTTCGCTCCTAGTAGAGTTTCGATAGCTGCTTCACGCGGCGCAGCAGCACGCCCTGGACGCGGTCGTCGGTACTGCCGGGCCAAGTCGCCACGTCCATTGTGACCGGCTCGTGCTTCTCCAGCGATACGAGCCGGTTCGCCGCCTGCAGGTTGTCCCCAGGCACGTAACTCAGCTCCAGAAAGTAGCCGTGCGAGGCGGCGCTCAGGTCGATCGCCGTCCCCGCCGCCTGAATGTTCGCGCAGACGAGGCGCGTCTTGCCGGCCCGGAAGTCGCGCTGCACTGCCTCGCGCTCGCGCATCGACTGCTTCCCCGTCAGCAGCGCGCCGCCGCACGCGTCCGCCACCCGCTCCAGCGGTTCGGTGTGCATGCCGAACACGACAGTCGCCGGCAGCAGGTCATTCGCCAGCGCGAGGCCCACGTGCTCGATCACGGCGTCCGCCTTAGCCAGCGCGACCATGCGGCGCAGCTCCGCGTCGTGCTCGTGCCGCGCCTCCAGCCACGCCATCAGCGCGGCGTCATCCTCCGGTGCCCCCTCCCACGCTTCGGGCGCGCGGCCCTCGATCGGCAGGAAGTCGAACTCCAGCTCCGGCAGCTCGGGCGCCACCTCGCGCCGCGTGCGGCGCAGGAGGAACGTGCGCAGCATCTCCCGCAGCTCCGGGATCATGCTCTCTTTCGTGCCGGTCACCCGGAACCGCCGCTCATGCGGGTAGCCCGTGCAGTACGTCCGCACGAACGAGTCGTAGCTCATGCGCGTCACGCCGAACGCGCGCATCACGGGCCACAGCTCCGCCGCGTGCTTGGGAGCCGGGGTGCCGCTCAACGGCCACACCGCCCCCGCCGCCCACGCCAGCCCGTCCTTGCCGTAGATGGCCGCCGTGCGCATCGCGTCGGGGCTCTTCGCGAAGTGCGCCTCGTCGACGATCAGCGCGTCCCAGCGGCGCGCGCACAGCGCCGGCAGCTGCGCCACCGCGCGGTTGTAGCTCGCCACCAGCACGCGGGAGTCGCCCGGCCCCTCGGGTCCGAGGAGACTCGCCCCGATCCCGCCCCACCGGACGAACTCCCGCTGCCACACCGGCCCCGCGATGGACGGGGCGACGACGAGTATGCGCTGCGCCCCGGCCTTCTCCGCCGCCGTCACCGCCTGCGCGGACTTGCCCAAGCGCATCTCGTCGCCGAGGTACGCGTGCTTGCGCCCGGCAAGGAAATCACGCCCCGCCTCCTGATACGGCCGCAGCTTCACAGCCCGGCCTTGCGCGCCGCGTCCGCGCGGTCCCGGCCCAGCTCCCGGCGGACCGCCTCCGGCTCCAGCCCGAGCAGGTCGCACACCCACCGGAACGAGCCCTTCGCCGTGCTGCCGTCCAAGATCCACGCCACGGCTTCGCTCCGTGCTTTGCGCGCTGCGCGGACGTAGTCCTCCTCCGTCTGCGCGGCGGCGACGAACCGCCGCTCCAGAATCGCGGCCCAGCCGGTGATCTCGTCGTCCGAGTAGATCATACGCCCGCCCACCGGCGAAGCCGCGAGATCAGGCTCGGCCCCTGTGCCGGCGTCCCCGCGCCCGGCGGCGCCGCGCCCGGCGGCGCCGCGCCCGGCGGCGCCGCGCCCGGCGGCGCCGCGCCCGGCGACACCATCACAGGTATCACCGCGCCCGGCCGCGCCGCCAGCTGCGGAAGCAGCGCCGAGTTCTGCCGTGCCAGCAGCGCGTTTTGCATCATCTGCGATGTTTGGGATTGGGCAATGGACGTCGAAAAGATGGACGAACTCCCCCCGAGGACGTTGTAGGAGGGACTGCTGGCGGCGCTGCGGCTGCGGTCGTCGCTGGCCAGACTGGCGGCACCGTGCTGGAACATGGCACGCCTCCTACACGTTAAGGATTTCGCCCCGAAACAGCACGCGCTGATCCGGCGTAACGTGCACTAGCTCCGGTCCGACGAACCGCCCGCCGCGGAACCACAAGATAGGGAACCCCTCCTGCCAGTTGGCCGGCCGGTCCTCCGTGTAGTGGGTGAACAGCGGCGAGTCGATGGGGGCCATCGTGCCGGCGTGAATCCCCCAAAACAGGCCGCGCGCGTTCGTGATCGGATACGCCTTGAGCATGTGGTCGTGCCCCGTCACGTAGTTGGTGCCGGACCACAGCACGTTGTTCTGCCCTGCGTGCATGCCGCCTTTGTAGCGGTGCTGCACGATCATCTCCGTCTCGCGCTGCGGCGCGTCGATAGTTGGCCGGAAATCCGTGCGCCACGCCGGAATCCAGTGGGGGAAATGTTCCTTGAGCGTGAAGCCCGGCATGCCTTGATACTGTGGCGCGTGCTCAGCCAGCCACGTCTCGAAGCGTGCGTCGTGGTTCCCGAGGTTCCACGCGCGCCACTTCAGGAAGTCCAGCTCCTCGTACTCGGCGAGCCGCTTCGCTGCCTCGCGCATCTCCTCAGCAACGGTCGGCCGGTCCTTCAGGTCGGTGAAGGACGACGCTGGCCATCGGCTGATGACGGCCGCGTCGATGGCGTCCCCGTTCGTAATGAGTGCGTACGGGCGGAACCGCTTCGCCAACATGATAGACGCGCGGTGCGCCAAAGACGCGCCACTCGGCCCGTTGTAGTGCTGGTCCGAAGCGACGAACACGCACCCGTCCTCGATGGGCAGGATCAGCCGCGCGTTGTGCCGCGCCTTCGCATACGTGCCCGCGAGATTGCCCGCGACGGTGATCGCACCGCGCGTCGGCCCCTTGGGCGCAGCCGTGCCCTTCGGCGTGCTGCGCTCGGTCAATTCCAGTTTCCGTGTCACTTGGTCTCCTCCACGCTGAACCGCCCGTACCGCGGGCGCCAATCGCCCACCCCGACAACCTGACCCGCGTACTCGGCCGCGCGCAGCACTGTATCGCGGTCGACGATGCCGGGATGGTACTCTACCGTCACGGTGGCAGTCCATTCCTTGAAGCACGGGCGGGTGCGCATGACGCGCACCATCTGCACCTTGGCACTCACCGTCAGCACGTGGCCCTCGTCGAACAGGGCGTCGGCCGTCTTGCCCTTCGCGCCCTTCGCTGTCACGATGGCGTCGTCGTTGACGAACACGGACGCGTCGAACTTCTTCTTCAGGCCCTTCTGCACGCCGGCGGAGCCGTCACGCAGCGCGCGCTCGATGGCGGTGCCGGGAACGTACAGGGTGCCCTCGTCCGTCACGTACAGGCTGCCCGCGTACTCCAACCGCGCGATCCTCTCGATACCGGTCTCGGTCCCCTTCGTTGTCGCCTTGGCCGCGTTCTTCAGTTCCTTGGTGATCGGGTCGAGCGGGTTCGCGAGTCGGCTGCTGTGCATAAGCAGCGGCGCCGTCCCAATCAGTTTCAACCTCAGCGTTTCCATGTTGGCTCCTATGTCGCCCTCGCTACTTCTGCGCAGCGGCGCTGCGCCTCTTTCGCCTCGGGTCGCATCAGCGCGCTCTTGCGAACGCGCTGGTACTACCCTTGCCTCGCCTCGCCAGACCGCGCCAAGCCACGCCTTGCCTCGCCTTGCCACGCTAGGTCGCATCAGCGCGCTCTTGCGAACGCGCTGGTACTACCCTTGCCTCGCCCTGCCCCGCCAGGCCAAGCCCGGCCATGCCAAGCCCTGCCAAGCCCTGCCATGCCTCGCTAGGTCGCATCAGCGCGCTCTTGCGAACGCGCTGGTACTACCCTTGCCTCGCCTCGCCCTGCCGAGCCACGCCCTGCCGTGCCGAGCCAAGCCCTGCCGTGCCGGGTCGCATCAGCGCGCTCTTGCGAACGCGCTGGTACTACCCTTGCTGCGCCTCCAATTCCTTCTCCAGCGCCGCCAGCGCGCGCCACGCGACCTTCGCGCTGTGCCGCACGCCGTCCGTGTCCACGGTGCCGGCCTCCCACAAGTGCCGACACAGGGCGTCGTGCTCGTCGCCCGACTTGCTGCGGTCCCAATGGAGCGGCTTGCCGGGGTTGTGCTGCTGGTTCCCGATGAAGGACAGCTCCGCGACGGCCTGCAGCGCGCGCGGGAAGTACCGGATCAGGCCGCTGTAGAGCGGCACTTCCTTCCGGGCCTTGGCGTCGGTCGGCAGGCTCGATTTCAACACGGGCGCGGGCCGCGGCAGCAGCAGGTAGAACTCAGCGTCTCGGCTCATGGCACTCACCGGTTCAGGAGGACCGCGACCGAGTCGATCGCCTCGTCCAGCGTCTCGACCCGGAAGGTCATCGTCTCGTGGATCATGGGGTGTCCGTCGTGCGGGTTGCCGGACTCCTCGATGGCCACCACGACCGGCTTGTTGAGGAGGAACGCCCACCCCAGCTCCATGACCGTGCCGAGGCTCGGCTTCTTCAGCCCCAGCAGGTTGACGAGCAGCGCGTCGGCGCGCCGCACGTCGGTGCTGTCGCGGGTCATAATGCCCTTCGACGTGAAGAACGCGCCGCGCTTCTCGTAGTCCCGGAAGTTGTGGCCGAGACGGTTCACGCCGGTCGGGCCGACGACGAGCGATTCCTTCGCGCGCATCGGGTTCAGCGTCTCGATGCCGCGCACGGCGAGGTCGTTGCCGGCCTTCACGCGCCAGTCGAGCATCTCGGCGCCGGTGAGCCCAGCAATGCCGCCTGCGAGATAGACGCGGGGCTTCATGCCGCCCCCTTCGCCGCCGCGCGCCGCAGCATGTTGATGGCCTGCCGCCGCCCTTTGTCGTTGATGTACTCCGGGTCGACGACGCCGGAGGTCTCCCGCAGGAACGCCCGCGCCCTGTCGATCGACACCCCCGCAGCGAGCGCCACGCCGCCGACGGCGCAGAAACTATCGACCCCGCGAGCGAGGTTTTTGATGGGCTCGGAATGACTGGGCGGCATGCCTGTTACCCCGGCGGAATTGACGAAATAGGCGGCGGAATTGACGAAATAGGCGCCGAACGCGTAGGCGTCCGGGTTACCCTCGAAGATATCGGCCACCGCCTCGGCGGCTTCGGGTAGGGTCAGCTTCATCATAGCGGTAGCTCCTGTTGCTCCTGTTTGCGGTACAGTAGCGGCAGCGCGTCCGTCGCGCGCATCACGATCAGCCACTCGCGGTTGTCACCGCGCAGCGCCACCGCCGGGATAGCGCAGCCTTCGTACTGCGGGGCCGCGTCGATTGCTTGGTCGACATGCTCGTACACCGCGAAGCGCGCCCAGCGCTTCACCTCCCACAAGATCGGAGGCGCGGGGATATCGCCTCCGCCTTCGCGCGTCTGGTCGAGGGCGCGCTTCGCCGGCACGCCGACGGCGTCCAGCATCTTCGTCCACTCTAGCTCCCCGGCAACTCCCTTCCGTCGGTTCTTAGCAGCCACGCCAGTGCTCCCCTTTGATGGCCGCGGCAATCGCGGCGAATATTCCCAGCGTTATGAGGAGAGATTTGATCACGGCAGCCTCGTCAGGTCCAGTAGAAGTCCGAACAGCGCGAGCGCGACGCCGAAGCCGGCGAACCCGTACTCGCCGTGCGCAAGGCCGACGACCGTCAGTAGCAGGCCGATCGCGGCGACGGTCACGGCACGATCCTTCCCGGCGCAACGAACCGATGCCACCACCCGCCGGCATCAAGGATGCGCCGTGCGACATGTGGGTACGCGTGCAGTCCAATCACTATGAACGCGCCGCCCTTACGCAGCATAACCATTGCCTGCCTCCCATTCGCACAGGTCGATGAAGTCCGCCGGCTCGCCCCCGGCGCGGGCGTAGTCCCGGCCCCCGTCGACGAAGATCGCGCCGCACGAGCACCGGACGAAGTCGTGCCGGTGCCTCGACTCGATCACGTCGCCACACTTGCGGCACTGCGCCGCGTTGCGCAGCAGGATCACTTGAAGTGCTCCGGACGCCACCCGCCCGGGGGCGGGACCTGCTCCCGGCGCGTCGCCTTGCCGCCGCTCGCGCCCCTGCCCTCTGCGGTACGCCGCATGCTGCGCGTCGTCCACCCCTGGCCCATCCACGTGCGCGACAGGTTCGTGTCGCCCTGCACGCTGACGGTCGCTTTTTTCACGCTACCCTTAGCGGCCACTCTCCACCCCCATGCACACTTCGACCTCGTACATCCCCGTCCGCAGGTTGTTGCGGGTCTCGACGACCTCCGCGCCCGCGTGTCCCTTCAGCGTCGCCTCGACCAGCGCGGTGACCTCGGCGTGCGGCCCGACGAAGTGCCGGTAGCGCCGCGCGCCTCGGAAGTAGTCGTACCACGACGGCCCCGGCATGACGCGCGGCTTCGTTGTGCGCGTCATTTAGGACCACCGGTTGCCGCGGAACGGACAGTGGCTCGACCCCCGGGATTCCCACACGCCGCTGCCGATGCTAGTAAACTGGCCGCTGCTAGCGGCGGCCTCGATCCACCGGTTAGGGTACAGCAGCGCCGCACCCATCAGCATCATCAGCCTCACGGGTTGGCCTCCAGCCACGCGTCCGACTGCTCCACGCACTCCACGTTGCTGTAGGCCCGGCCCCATCGCGCCTCCTGAATCGCCCGCTCGTAGGCCCGCCCGGCGCCGTACGTGTCCCGCGTCCGCCGCCCCCATCTGCTCACTTCCAGTCGGCCGCCTCGGTCGTCCGACCCCCTGTCGGGACGCGGCGCGGGCGCGAACTCGCCCAACTCCGAGGACAGCGCCTCTCCTCCGCGGTCAGGCTCACCCATCTGGATGGATATGCGAGATATGTACTCGTACTCTTGCAAGGCCGCGAACAGCCGGCTGTCTGGCGTCGAGTTGCCGCGCGGGATACTCGCCGCAACGGCGGTGTTACCTCGCAGCCAGGCGGTTGTGATCTCTGGGCCGAGGCTCAGTCGGTCTCTGTCGTATGCCACGCTGTCCCCCTGACTTCATTGTCCCACGAACATGCCCCGCGTGTCAACCCCTGTTTCGCGCCCACGCTGGCCCCCTCCCGCCCTGCCGCCGCATGCCGAGCCGCTCCTGTCTGGCGTGGGCCCGGCGATCTTCCGGGTTGTCCGCCACCCACTCGGAGCAGAACTTGCAGCGCAGTTTCCCTTCCCGGCCCGGCGGCGCCACCAGTGCGCCGCTTGCCGCTAGCACGCTTTCGTACGTATCGAACACGACTGCCTCCTGTTACGCCAATGCAGTCACAGGTACCCTGATGACTGCGCCCTCAAAATACCCCGCGACGCTGGCGACGCAAGCATCCTCTCCGACGCCTGCGACGCCTGCGACGCCAGCGACGTCCGCGCCGCCGACGCCGACGCTGACGCCAGCGACTGCGCAGTCATCCATCCCGGCAGCGTCATTGGTCCTCCGACGCCTCCGACTCCACCGACGCCGTCGACTCCACCGACGCCGTCGACTCCACCGACGCCCGCGGCCTCATTGGTCCTCCGACGCCGCCGACGCCCACAACGTCCGCGACGCCTCCGACGCCCACGACGCCCACGACGCCCACGACGCCTCCGACGCCGTCGACGCCAGCGACGCCCGCGACGCCTCCGACGCTTCCGACCGCCCGAACATCCACCACGGCAGCCTCATTGGTCCCTCGACGCCACCGACGCCAGCGACGCCAGCGACGCCAGCGACGCCTGCGACGCCTCCGACGCCTCCGACGCCCACGACGCCTCCGACGCCCACGACGCCCACGACGCCTCCGACGCCGTCGACGCCAGCGACGCATCCGACGCCTCCGACGCTTCCGACCGCCCGAACATCCACCACGGCAGCCTCATCGGTCCCTCGACGCCTGCGACGCCTGCGACGCCCGCGACGCCCGCGACGCCCACAACGTCCGCGACGCCTCCGACGCCCACGACGCCCACGACGCCTCCGACGCCCACGACGCCTCCGACG